ATTACGAATATCATTAATCAAATCTAATACTTTAACTTCTTGGAATCCTTCTTTGTGAATTTCTTTACGCAAAGTGTTATTTGGATTTTCAATACCAAGACCTAACCATTTAACACCAGCCTTTTGTAACTTCTCTAAGTACTTAGGCTTGCAGGTATCAACTCTTGAATATGCCCAAATATTGAAATCATATCCACGTTCAATAATCAAATCACAAATTTTACCAAAGTGATTTGGGTTTAAGACAAACAACTCATCAGCAATTTTTACATTACGAACACCTTGTGATGCAATGTAATCAAACTGTTTAATAATAAACTCTGGTGACCACCAACGGAATGTATTACTATCGGCACTTGATATATCGTCACCTTGTTTAGTTCTATTGATGATGTTAATCATACAGAAAGAACATTTATATGGACAACCAAGACTTGTATAGATGGCTGCAAAGGGTTGTTTCTCTGTATCATTAGACCATGAATGCCACCCAGCAGTTCTATACTTACTCAAAGAAGGTAACAAGTCCCATGCCATACCAGGAAGTTCTTGTTCAAGACTTTCTTTTGGCACAACTTCAGAAGGCGGATTCATAATTATACTGATGCCGTCAGCTGCTCTATAGACTAGACCAGGAACTCTTTTAAGTTCTGACTGAGTTAATTTACTCAGTAACAGCAATGCATGTAATGTATAAACACCTTCATTCTGACAAACGGCATCAATGAATGTTTCTTGTTTCATTGTTTGTATTGGCAAAGCTGCAACGTGGCCACCAACAAACACAATAAAAGTATCTGGTGATAAATCTTTCAGTTCTCTTGCAGTCGCAGTTGCACCTTCCATGTTTTGTGATGATGCAGATGGTTGTTGGCCATATACAACAAAACAAACAATCTTTGCTTTGTATTCTGTGATTCTTTTAGCCGCAGATAGGTAATCTAAACCTTCTACTTCTGCATCTAAGATTTCAGGTTTAAATCCTTTTGCACGAACACTATTTGCCAACATTGCAGCCCAAATAGGTGGTTCAATTGCGGCATTGTTTTTTGCAAGGCCTTGATAAATCTTTTCAGATGCGTTAGGATGTACAAATAATATATCAGTCATATGTTTTACCAATCAAATCATTCCAATCAAGTTCTTTAGAGTCAACAGCTGTTACATGTTTAAACTGTTTCATCTTATTTAGCACTTCGTCATTGTCATCATAGAATACAATTTTATCTGTAATAAATTTAACATCAAGTGTCTTATCATATATCTTAGATTCTAATCTTTTGATATAATTAAAATGGTTGTATATGCCAAATTTTCTTAATAGGTGTATCGATTGTTGATATTCATATGGGATTGAAGGGTGTTTACCAGCAGAAACAAAACCAATTTTGTTATTACCACTTTGAAGATATTTTAAATATTCTCTTACACCTTCTCTGAGCATGCAGATAGAGCCAACGTCATCTACAATAACGTCATCGGTATTATTAAAAGGGAAAACCATTTGTTTTGCCCAAATAGGATCATTCTTCTTGTTAAAACAATCCCAAACTGTCAAGTCTAAGTCAAATAAATGTATCATTTTGTAATCGAAATCATAGTTGTAGTTGAATCAAAATAAAATGCCTTTAACAGGCGAGAAAGAGTATGGCCATCAATAACATCACCAGGCCATACAATTTTTTGGTTAGTGTGTGTACAAACACCACCTTTTGTTACGATGTATAAGTCTTCTTCTTTAGCTTTCAATAAGTTTTTCTTGATAGGTATAAAATGTTTTATTTTATATCCAAACAATTCAATAACATCTTCGTTATCTTTAGCTTCAGGTATCCAAATACAGTTATCTGTTTTATCTATATGATGTTTAGTGCCTTCATATTGTTTACCTTTTCTACCATACTTGTCTTCTAATCTAACCAAATCATGTTTATCTTCTGGTGTCTCAACTTCAAAAATGAATGCACCATCTTTAGATACAGCTTTAGTAGAATGAAATCTAGACCTAAAGATATGAATCTTATCTAGAGCTTTCAACTTAATAATATTTCTTAGAAAAGATAATTCTACTTTACCTTTTAATACAACGAAACCCGTATTCTTATTTGGGTGACAATGCATAGAAGTTTCTTTATCTTTTTCAATGTGCAATAACCAAATTGCAACATCTTCATTTCTATAACAGAGGTATTCCATACCCCAAGGTTTTTTTACAACAACATCACTATAATCCATATCAATGCATCCTATGATTCTTTTTCTCTTTTAAAATTTCGTTTAATTCTTCTTCGTCTAATTCTTCATCTGTAGGTTCTTCGTCATCATCACCATCAAACAAATGTGGACGAATGGATGCTTCAGATGCATGAGTTAAATCTTCATCCTCTACCGCATTAGAATAATATTCTATTAAGTCATCTTTTGGATCTATGACTGTAAGAATATCTGCCTCATAAATTGTGGCTGAATTCTCTTTAATTAATTCAATAGGTAACCAAGGCATCATCATCATCATGGATCTTCCAGATGATATTCTTTTAAAGACAATGTGCATTGGCCTATTCAATATGACAGTATCATTATCTTCTATTGCCATACAATTTGCAATGATATCTTCACCACTTTGTAAGCGAACTATCTTGATTGTTGATTCTGTTGTGCTAAGCATTTTTGAGTTCTATGTTATAAAATTTGTAATTGAATTTTTCTTCGTCATATATTTTAACACGTTCAACAAAATGTTTCAATGTATAATTGGTAAATTTGCCAATTCTAAAATCATCTGCAATATCAAATAGAGTTGCAGCTTCTTTGTTATCACCTAATCTTAGACCACGACCTATCGATTGGAGATTACGAATCCGTGACTTAGAAGGTGAGGAAAAGATAACATTATGTAAATTGCGAATGTTGACGCCAGTACTAAAAGTACCATATGAAGCAACAATGATTGCATCAAGTTCTCTTTCAGTAATTGCCCGAATCGATTCCCTAATCTCAACATCGGTGCCGCCAAATACAAAGAATACTTTTCTTTTACCTGCATGTTCTTTAATATTTTCATATAAATGTTTACCGTGTTTTTCAACAAATTGGAATAAAACTAATGAGTTTCCTTTTAGTGATAAAACCAAATTTCTAATAAAATCATTTCTGGCCTTATTCATAACTATGTATTCTAGTTCTTGGTTGTAGTCCCAAGACTTACATTCTTTACAGATAACATCAGAGTACTTTAGAATCAAACATTTGATATTGAATTCTGCCAACTGTTTCTTCTCAATCAATTCGGCAGTTGATGTTGCCTTATAAACTGGTCCAAATAAACCTTCTAATACTAATCTATGTGTTTGAGTACCATCAAGTGTCCCTGTTGTCCCTATTCTATATTTAGCCGCTGTGCAACCAGATAGAATTGTTGTGAGAGACTTGGCCTTGAATTGATGCGCTTCATCACCTAAAACAAAATCAAATTGTTCAAAGTAATCACCTTCGTTCTTATAGATTGATTGCCATGTTGTGATGGTAAGAAATTTCTTTGTATGTTTATCTTTACCAGCATATTGTCGATGACAGTATTCTTCTGAGTCATAACCATATGATGCAAAGTCAGAATACATTTGTTCCACTAATGATGTTGTTGGAACAATTAACAGTCCACGTTTTGCATCTGCTGATTGTAGATATCTAATGATACAATATAGTATCAAGGATTTACCAGATGCAGTTGGTGATAATAAAAGAATTCTTCTGTTACGAATGGCATGAATGAAAGACTTTAATTGATAGTCTCTAATCTCATGTGGTAAGTTTAATGACTTAACAAACTCTGCAGCTTCAATTGCAGAATAGTTTTCTGTCGTTGATACATCAGAATCAATCTCTAATGTATAATCACGTTCTTTGCAAAACTTTTCAATATAAGGTACTAGACCATGATATATTGAAAAACTTCGCAAGTCAGCTAATCTAATTTTTCCATCCCACAAACGACTCTTGTAAGCTGGAACAAATTGATAACCCGGAACGTAGAAGGTAAAGTAGTCACTCAGTTCTTGTGCAATGTTTCTATCACATTCGAACTGAATGAAAGCCTCATTCTTCTTATGAAGTATTAAATCAGACACCTTGAATAAATTTTTCCCATGCTATAAAGTCACGGAGTTGAAATGTTCTACTATTCAACTCCTTTAATATAGCGGTACAAACATCAACAATCTCATCATGCATAGCTTTATTAGCTACATACTTGTTGATATCTTCGT